ATCGTAGCAGCTTTTGATGTTGATCGCCGTAAGGTAGGTCGTCCTGTTGGTGAGGCAATTTTTGCCAAGCCAAATTGCGCACGTGTATTTTGTGATGATGTTCCCGATGGTCCTATTGTTCAGATGGGTCCAGTTATGGATGGTGTTAGTGATTACATGCAACAGCAGCCTGAGAAGTACGGGTTTCGTGTTTCAAATGAAGAGCCTGTTAATATCGTTCAGAACTTGATTGATAACAAGGTTGACATTCTACTCAATTATCTCCCTGTTGGTTCTCAAGTAGCTACTGAGTTTTATGCTCAGTGTTGTCTTGATGCACGTGTAGCATTCCTTAATTGTATCCCTGTGTTTATCGCATCTGATCCTAAGTGGGAACAGAAGTTTATTGATGCAGGGTTGCCATTGGTTGGTGATGATATGCGTTCCCAGGTTGGGGCTTCTATTCTTTCTCAGGTTCTCCAAGAGCTTGCGTTTGATCGTGGTGCTGTAGTTGATTTCCATCAGCAGTTAAACATTGGTGGTAATACTGACTTTAATAACATGATGGTTCAGACTCGCCTTGCTTCTAAGAAGAAGTCAAAGGAAAATGTTATTCGTGCTCAAAACGATCTTCGTGGTATTCCTGTTGACCCTGAAGCTTTGTTTGCTGGACCTTCTACGTTTATTCCTTATCTCAAAGATAATAAGGTTGCCTATTTGAATCTGCGTTTACGTGGGTTTGGTGATGCGCCAATTACAATTGATTGTAAGTTGTCTGTTCAGGATTCAGAAAACTCTGCTGGCGTAGTTATTGACGCAATTCGTTATCTTAAGGTTGCTCGTGAGATGGGTATCGTAGGAGCTCTTCGTGGTCCTTCTGCTTGGACTCAAAAAACCCCTCCGCAGCAAATGCAATACTCTGATGCCAAGGCTGAGTGTGCTGCTTTTGCTGCACGTGATTTTGAAAACCTTTCAGCTAAGAATAGTTATAGAGTAAAAAAATGATAATAAACACCTATGATATTGATGGTGTAATTTATCTTGGTAGAGAGTTGGATGGTTTGTATCCAGGACCACAAGACATAATCATTACTGGAAGAAGCTGGGAGGAAAGCGAAGAAACTCTTTCTATGCTAAATGGTAAAGGTATATACAATCTTGTTATCTTCAACAATTTGAAGTTCGACGACAAATCTAGAATTAGTTCAGGGCAACATAAAGGTCGATCAATTAAACGTTTGATCGACGAAGGATACGAACATGGTATTCATTTTGAAGATGATGAAATTCAAATTGAAGAAATTAGAAAACTAGTTCCAGGTGTTCGTATAGTTCACATTGTTTCTGATTTAGTTGAGAAAGAAAACGTGAGGCACAAATGAGAATTATTGCAATAGGTGGAGAACCAGGTGCTGGTAAATCTACTTTGATGACAAGGTTCGTAAATCATATCCAACCAAGTAAAATGTATAACGAGGTTAAGTTAGTTCCTTATCTTAAACAAGGTAACATTTATATCTTTGGTAAATATGATGAAGGTGAAGTGTTCAGTGGTACTGATCGCATGAGTATGGCAGTGCAACCAGAAGCGATTAAGTTTCTAGAATCACTATCAAAAGATTCTATTGTTCTGTTTGAGGGAGATAGATTATTCAATGCTTCTTTTCTTGAACATTGTGTTGAGAATTACGATACAACTATTATCTATCTTTCCACCGAAAAAGAAATTAGGGAAGAAAGATATAAGCAGCGTGGGAGTGAACAAAATGAAACTTGGTTAAATGGTAGGGAAACTAAAATTAATAGAATTCTTACTAATTTTAATCTTATGTATAATATAGAAAAGTTTAACCACAATTCTATAGATGACCAGCATGTTGTGTTTGAGTTTATAACTGATCTTGTTAAATAATTATGGAGATTAAAATGTCAAATGTTGAATACACCCAAGAAGTTTATGATGAGTCAGGTTTTGTTATTGCAGCAACTACTCCTGTTGATGAAGAAATGGATAAGCGAATTCTTTCTGCTATCGAAAGGGAATTGCTTAACAAGGATATTTCTTATAAGTATTTTGAAGATAAAATCATAGCAGACTTTAATTCGTATATAAATAATACGTATGCCGACCATTATCAAACCGAGAACAATGTTCAGTGTTTTGATGCTTGGATAGCTTTGGGGGATTCTACCCCGACTTTCCGTAACACTGCGATTAAGTATCTCTGGCGTTATGGAAAGAAGAATGGTAATAACAAAGATGACTTGATGAAAGTCTTACATTACACGCTTATGTGTTTGTATAACGACCACTATAAAGGATGATAAAGTATGGAAATTCAGATACCAATTGATGATCTTCGCGCACGTAAATTATTTCTAGCCACTCCTATGTATGGTGGTATGTGCGCTGGTATGTTTGCTAAGTCTACTGCCGATCTTTCTGCTCTCTGCACACAGTATGGTATTCCTCTTCAAATGTACTACTTGTTTAACGAGTCTTTAATTACTCGTGCAAGAAATTATTGTGTTGATGAATTTATGCGTTCTGATGCAGAACATCTAATGTTTATTGATTCGGACATTGGATTTAACCCACAAGATATTATTGCTCTTATGGCTCTTCAGGCTAAGAATGAAGAGTATGATATTATTGGTGGTCCTTACCCTAAGAAGTGCATTAGCTGGGAAAAGATCAAGGCTGCTGTCGATAAGGGTGTTGCCGACGAAGATCCTAATGTTCTTGAAAAGTTCGTTGGTGACTTCGTGTTTAATCCAAAGGGCGGACAACCAAGCATTGCTATCAGTGAGCCTTGTGAAGTTCTTGAGATCGGAACTGGGTTCATGATGATAACAAAGAAGGCTCTTAAGAAGTTTGTAGAAAATTATCCTCAGTATTTCTATAAGCCTGATCATGTTCGTACTGAACATTTTGATGGTACTCGTGAGATCCTTCAGTTTTTCCAGGCTGAAATTGATCAGCTTGATTTCGGTCATTACTATGAAAAAGAAATTAAGCGTATATCTGATCTCCGTACCAATGATCCTGATGTTATTCAGAATGAAATTGATAAGGTGATTGCTAACGGTAAGGAAATCAATAGCAAGAGATCAAAGCGATATCTTTCTGAGGACTATTGGTTCTGTCAGAAGGCGCAGGAAGCAGGTCTTCGTACTTGGCTCTGCCCATGGATGAAGTTACAACATGTTGGTACTTATATCTTTGGTGGTTCGCTTGCCGATCTAGCTTCTATCGGTGCAGCTGCTACTGCGGATCCTAGTGCTCTTGGTGGAAAAACAAAAAAAAGTAAGGGGTAATATATTATGAAAATTGATGCAAATACTATTGCAGTTCTGAAGAATTTTGCAAAGATTAATCCTTCTATTCTTATTCAAGAAGGAAATGTTTTGAAGACTATGTCTACTTCAAAAACAATTATGGCAAAGGCTACTGTTCCTACAAACTTTCCTAAGCGTTGTGCTATCTACAACCTTGATAAGTTTCTGTCGACCCTTAGCCTTTATAATGACCCAGAACTTAACTTTAATGAAACTTCTATTGGTATCTCTGATTCTAATAGAAATGGTCGTTGTGTTTATGCTGATGAGTCTAACATCGTTAAGGCTCCAGATAAGGAACTTAATCTTCCTTCGGTGGATGCGTCTTTCCGTTTGACTAATGAAACATTGAAGGACATTGAAAAGGCTCTTGGTGTTCTTTCTGTTCCTGAAATTGTTGTTGTTGGTGATGGTTCTGATATCAACATTCAGGCAGCAGATACTAAGAACCCATCTGGTGATACTTACTCTATTAAGATTGGTACAACAGATAAGACTTTCAAGGCTATCTTTAAGTCTGAAAACATTAGGATTATTCCTGGTGATTATGATGTTGAGATTAGTGCCAGAGGTATTTCGCGCTTCCGAGGTAAGGAAGCTGAATACTGGATTGCTGTTGAGCAGTCTTCAACTTTCTAAGTTGACTTTTACACTGGAAGGGTTTATAATAACCCTTCCACTTTTTATGTTATGGAGAATGTGATGAACGAAGATTTTCTTTGGGTCGAGAAGTATCGTCCGAAAACAATTGAGGATACTATCCTTCCGCTTGATTTGAAAGCAACGTTTCAACAGTTTGTTGATCAACAGAATATTCCTAACCTAATCTTATCTGGTTCAGCTGGCGTTGGTAAAACGACAGTTGCTCGTGCTATGCTTGAACAGCTTGGTTGTGACTACATTGTAATTAACGGATCTATGAATGGCAATATCGACACTCTACGAAATGAAATCCTCAACTTCGCCAGTTCAGTATCTCTATCTGGAGGGCGTAAGTACGTCATCTTGGATGAAGCGGATTACCTCAACGCCAATTCCACTCAGCCAGCACTCCGTAATTTTATGGAAGAGTTTTCCAGGAATTGCGGTTTTATCCTCACGTGCAATTTCAAA